CGTACACACCGGGGTGACTGACCTGGGTCGCTTCTTCCTGGCGATCGAAGAACAGGTCGAAGGAGAAGTCGAGGATCGAGGGCGGCGCCACCAGGTTGCCGCTCTGGTAGATCGTGTTGAAGGGGTCGAGTGCCGACTGGTCGAGGTAGCTCACGTAGTCCCGAGTGATCGTCTCGGGGTTGTACATGAAGTAGAGCCGGGCCTTGGACACGGCGTCGCCAGCATCGAAGGCGGCCCGCCTGATGTAGCCACGCAGGATGCGAGCAGGAGTACCGCTGGCGCTCTGGAGAGAAGGCAGAAGACGACCGGCCGCACCGCTGACGAACGGTGGGTTGGACATGCCAGCGCTGATCTGACCGGACTGGAACCACTCGTAGGCGAACTGCTGGAGAAGCTGGTCGGACGAGATGTTGTCGGGAGCGCTCTGCATCAGAGCCGTGGGCACATCGGCCCGGTTGTAGCCGGGAGCCGTGGACCAGCCATAGGCCTTGTTGACCAACTGCGACGGCCGGTAGACGTTGCGCAGGCCGTAGCGGTAGGCCATCAGCTTCTCCTCGACAGACGCTTGTTCACTTCGTCCTCCAGGTGGTCAGCGATGAGCGTGGCGGTACGTCGTGCATCGATGCCGCCACCACCGCTACCACCACCGCCACCTCCGATCACGAAGGTGTTGGAGAACACCACACCGCCTCCCGACTGGACGACACGTGGGGCATAGCTGCCGTCCACGTCTCCGATCCAGCCAGCCTGGCGGGCCAATGCCTCGCCTTGCTGTGCCGACGCCCAGCCACCCTGAGTACCGTTGAGCGGATCGCCGGTACGGCTCCAGCCGCCGTTGGGTGACATACCCCATGGCCAGGTGACAGTGCCTCCGTTGGACAACATGTAGACGGCCTTGGCGTTGGTGAGCGGGTCGAACAACTGGCTGCGCCCGGAGACGGTGTTGCCCGAGATGATCCCGGCTGCCGCCAGGTTGTCGTCGTTGGCGTAGTTGATCTGCCACACGCCACGGTCACCGATGATCCTCGCCGGATCAGCGTCGGTGCGATGGGCATCGGCCTTCCAGCGTGACTCACGCCAGCCGATCTTGAGGAACTTGTCGAGGGCGTCACCACGGAAGCCAGCGGCGTACAGAGCACCAGCCGCTGAGGCGGCACGGGTGGCCTCGTCACTGGAGTTGAACCCGGCCCGCCAGTCACCACTCACGGTGCCACCACCGCCGCCTCCACCGCCACCTGTGACGACCGAACCGCTTGTGATACCACGGTCAGAGAAGCGACCACCAGCCGCACCCATCATCTGCTCGTAGACGTTGGGGATGAAGGCGAGCTTGGTCGGGTCGATGCTGGTACCACCGAGCATGGTGTTGAGGAAGCCGAGCATCGAGCCGGTGGTTCCGGCCACACCGCTCATCGCCCCCGAGGGGCTGGACGAGAACATGCGGAAGAAGTCGCTGATGAGGTCGGTGATGTCACCGATGCCGCCACCATCGACATCACCCATGCCGACATGCCACGGCTCACCCTTGTTGGCTCCTGACTTGAGGCCGAACTTGCTGGCGTTGTTCATGATCCAGCCATACTCACTGGCTGGCCCGAGGTCGGCGGCCATTCCTCTGGTGTGCGCAGATGGCTTACCCGAGACCCGGCCCAAACCTCGCCTCTTCAGGGTCTGCTGCATCCGATTGTCACGCAGACCAGACGTAACCCTGATACGGGGGTTTGCCCGCTGCATTGCCTTGACCTTGCGCTGCATGTCGGGGTGCAGCCCGGCTGCGCTGGTGCCACCGGTCGTGGTGTAGTCACCGATGTCGCCCACATCACCAGCGCCGGGCACCCAGTCGGGGAGCTTGTCCCACAGGTTGTTGGCGGCGCCACTGATGAGACCGCCGAAGCTCATACCGCCAGCCAGAAGAGTGCCGAGCGAGCCGGAGTTCTCCAGCATCGACATCATCATCTGCTCCATGGTGTCCGGCATGAACTGAGCGAAGCCGAACTTGCCCGTTGACACAGCGGCGGGCACCGAGGTCTGGAGGAACTTGCCGAAGATGTCGTTGAAGAAGCGGTTCGAGGATTCCTTGTTGGCGTAGGCCCCTGACATGGTGGCGCCGAGACCGAACTGAGCACCGGCCGCCGAGGTGGTGGCCTGGAGGCGTTGCCACAGCGGGTTGTCCTGCTGCGGCGTGATCGTCATCTCTCCGCTGGTACCGGTCTTCGACTTGTTGAGGGCGTAGGTCCACCAGTATTCACGCATCTCTTGTGATACGCCAGTCGAGGTGAACCAAGCATCGATGTTGGAGCCGGGGTAGTACTGGGCGACCAGTTCGCCGTAGTTGAAGGCCTTGCCCTTGTTGGAGCCACCACGGAGGCCCTGGAGCCACTTGAGCACGTCCTCAGCCCACTCCGAGAGCGACTTCTGACCGCCTCCGGTCTTGATCATGCCCATCGCTCCACCGGTCAGCATCACCGACGCTTGCTGGGCACCGATGTTGCTGGCCTGACCGCCGATGGTCTGAGCGATCGACCCCAGCGAGGCACCGGGGTTCATCATCTGCGCCTGACGCACACCGGAGAGGAAGCCGTTGGCCCGAGGGGCGTTGCCCGCTCCCCCGAAGTCATAGAAGGCGCCGTACGACGGAGCACTGGAGAACAGATCGAGCACGTCACTCATCGGCCCCTGCACGCCACCGGGCATGCGAGCCAGTTGCCCAAGGATCGTTGAGATGTTCGTGTTCGAGGCGAAGCCCACCCGGCCGAGTGCAGCACCGCTCGATAGCACGGTTTGACGGTTGGCCGAGATCTGATCACGGAGGAACCGGAACGGGAACAGCGCTGCGTTGTTGGCCAGGTCGGCTGCCGAGGACAGGGCGCCACCGATGATCGGGATGCTGCTGAGCATGCCCCCGCCACCTCCACCGCCGCCGCCTCCACCCCCGCCACCGGGAAACATGTTGGCGCCCATGGAAGTACCGAGCGTGGACTGCGGAGCACCCACGGTGGCGATCGAGGACACCGCACGGTTGACCCACGACGCCGAGCCGTTGGCGCCAGCGGGAGCCGATGCCGTGGCTGGTGCGCCGCCACTGGTGCCCATGCTGGAGCCACCACCGACACCGGCCACCGCCGAGGACACAGCGTTGAGCGCCGTGGCTGTCTCGTTGGCCCGCTTGGTGATGTTGGTGAACATCGAGTTGATGCCCTGCGTCAGCATGTAGCTGTTCGAGCCGAGGTCACGCAGAGCGCTCTTGAGACCGGTCAGCGCATCAGAGACGGCACCGATCTGCGAGGCCGCTGTGGACAAGGCGGGCAGGTTGAGGTTGACGCCCATGCCCATCGAGGGCATGCCGGTCGCAGATGGTTCACCGCCTCCGATGTCACTCACGATGAGGTCCGTTCCTTCTTCCAGCGGATCATCCGCAACCAGTAGTTCCGTTCTCGACCCGACATGCGCCGGATCTCACCGAGTGACCACCCTGGGTATCCCTGGGCCACCACGTCGTAGTTGATGTAGAGGGCCTGTTCGTCAGTTACGAAAGAGATCCCCCCATCCGAGCGAGACCCTCGTCGGGTTCCCGCACACGGCGCAGTTGGTGGTCACCTCCAGGTCGATCGACGGCTGCTTGGCAACCAGCAGGTTGAGCAGTGTGCTCCGGTCCTTCATCGTCATCGACCGCACGTATGACATGGGGTCGGTGAGCAGCCCGCCGTTGAGCTTGACGATGACGTTGTTGAGGATGGTCGAGTTCTGTTCGGCCAACGAGGCACCCTTGCGGTTGATCGCCTCCCTCTGGTCGTCACCGGTCACCAGCCGGTATGTCAATACGTCGCCCTTGGCGGTGGTGTAGGTCCAGGTCTCCAGGGTGAGATCCTCGACCTCCTTGGGCTTGAAGTCCTCGCTCAGCAGGAGTGTCATCTCCTGCTGCTCGTCGCAGGCCCCGCAGGTGAAGCCCACGTCCCTGGCGTCCCCGAACGTCACTCTGGTCACCGCCACGAAGAGTTGGTCCCGCTCACCAACCAGGAGGGTGCGCAGGAGAGCCTGGCGCTCCGACAGCGGCCTGCTGGCCAGGTCGAAGTCGTCGGCGCTGACGACACCGAGGGCGATCACGGTGTCGAAGAAGTCGGTCACCTCCTTCTGCTTGGCCAGCACTTCCTCATCCAGTCCTGTCAACTCCCGGACGGTGATCTCGGTCTTGTGGACCCCGTTGACGTAGAGGCCGAGGGGAAGGATGAGCTTGTTGTCCGGCGCCTCTGGGATGAGGGGCACCGGACCGGCGATCGCTTCCTTGGCCTTCTGGAGGGCCTGCGACTTGTCTCCGAACAGTTCTTCGGACGTGATGTCTTCTTTGTCTTGCACGTCAGTCACGATGTGATACTCCGATATCGGTCAGGGTCTAGTAGTAGCGAACGCTGCTGTTCGAGAGGTTCATGGCGTCCTGGTTGCCGAAGAAGACCTCGAAGCCCTCGTGGTGCACGGTCATCTGGTGGATGAGGACCGAGTTGTCAAGAGCGTTGAGGCCACTGAACCCCACGCTGGCGCACCAGCAGTTGTAGAAGGCGAACGCCATCACCGAACCGCTGGTGTCCTTGGTGGAGCCGGAGGCTGCGCCGTTGGTGACCGGGTGGTCGAGCACACGCACCGCCATGTCGAAGCGGAACTCGGCGCCCATGCCGATGGTCCCCTGGCCCCACTGGACCGAGAACATCTGCTTGGCGAGGTTCCACATGCCGGGCTTGGTGTAGAACACCCCGGCGCTCATCGACAACGGAGCGAAGTCCGTCAAGCCGGGGAGCTTGTGCGGATTTGTGTTCCAGCCGCCCTCTCGGTACGGCACCATCTCGGTGTTCATCGAGATGCCATCGACCGTCATGAAGCCCATCTTGGCGATCTCGGTCTGCATGTTGGCGTTGGGGTGGAACAGTTGGATTTGGAACTTGAAGTTCCTCACCGGGTCGGCCTTGACCCGTGTGCGGTCCTGCAAGGTTGGGACAATGGGCATGATGTGTTACCTCCTGATCAGTTGGCCGGGGAGACTTCGGAAGTGAAGCTGCCCTGATCGAACTGGGTGAGCCGGATGATGACGAACTCGGCGGGGTACTGGAGCGCCACGCCGACCTCCATGCGGACCTCGCCAGAGGCGATGACCGATGCAGTGTTGAGGGTGTCATCGCAGCGGATGAAGTAGGCCTCCGCTGCGTTGGCCCCCTTGAGTCCACCTGCTTCCCAGAGCGGACGGAGGATGCGATCAGCCGACATGCGCAACGATGACCACAGACGCTGGTCGTTGTTCTCGAACACGGCGAACTGCGTGGTCTGGCGCAGCGACTCCTTGATGTAGATCAAGGTGCGCCGGGCGCTGACGTAGTGGTCGGCACCGAAGCTCTTGCGGGTGCGGGCACCCATCACGCAGATCCCAGCGCCGGGCACCGAGCGGATGATGTTGATGTTCACCGAGTTGAGGTCGCCCAACTCGGTGTCGGAGAACTTGGTCTGGACACCGACTGCGTTGGTGATGGCGGCGATGACACCAGCGGGAGCACGGAACACACCCACGGTGGCATCGATGCGTGACATCACGCCCATCAGGCCGCCACCCGGTGGGACAGCGACCACCTGGCCGATCTTCTGCGGGTGCGGGATCAAGAGCCACGGCCCGTAGCTGGCACTGTAGGAGTCGCCGGGGTTGACGCCGAGCGAGGTCTGGATCGTGGACTTGTAGGCCGCCGAGGTCTGGTTGGGCAGGCGGGGCGGCGCCGAGTCGTTGACCACGAAGATGTCCTGGCGATCAGTCCACGCCGTGGAGGGCACGGTGGTGCCGACCCAGGAGGCGGCCGACTCCGAGGTGTTGATCTTGGAGATGTCGCTGTGATACCCGACAATGCCGACCACGACGGGACCCTCGACCTTGGACACCTGCTGTGCCGACCCCATGAGGGCCGCCGCATCGGGGATGCCGGGATCGGTGCCACCGGCCAGAGCGACCGGGCTGGTGGTGGGCAACGGCTGGCCCTGGACCTCGTTGGCTTCACTGATGGTGACGTACTGCGAGCCAGCGGCCGGGTCGTTGACGGCCACATCGACACGGCGGGTGCCGGGCACCGAGCCGGAGATCGACAGACCGGGGAAGGTCTCGACCACCTCGTCCACACCATCGGAGTTGGTGACGAGGATCTGGAGCACGAACACGTCCTGCGCCGTGTCACCGGAGCCGACCGTGGACTGCGTGCCCAGGCTGTACTTGACCGTGTTGCCCCAGGAGCCGACCGACAGGGCCGAGATCACGAAGGAGGTCAGCGGGTCCTCGGTGTCGAGAGCACCGTTGACATCGACGGACGACGGGTCGCCCTCCTCGCCAGAGGTGGCCGAGACGGAGCGGATGATCCAAGCAGTGCGGCCGCCGCTCTGGAAGAACGAGTAGACGCTGAAAGGCAGGTATGACAACACCTGCGTGGTGGCGGGGGCCGGAGGCGTGATCGGGGAGAAGCCGCCGAACATGGTCACGAAGTCGGACCATGAATCGACTCTGGTCGGCTCGTTCACCGGCCCCTTCTCAGCGACGCCGATGAAGGCGGCGACCGTGAAGGACGCTGATGTGGTCGCCTGGTTGACCAGCAGGCTTTCTTCCAGGTACACGCCTGGGCGGCGATAGGTGGTGGGCATGGG